TGAGAGATTTAATAACCGTATCTCGCGCTGTTTCTGAATTTTTTTGGAATCCAGGAGCGAACTCAGTGTTAATAAAGTCGTTGTATTTCTGGATAGCCTCACGGAGATTGTTTATCGCCCTTCGTGCTGCGTCTGCTCCGCCCTCACCATCCAACTCTGTATCTTTTGGTACAGCGGTACCAGAATAAATTTCTTTTTTAGGTGTTTTAGGCAGTTTGAAACTACTTGCTACATTAGGTAACTTAAACCTTTTCTTTTCTAAACCGTCCAACTTGTCTGCAAAGTCTTGTACTTTATTTCCCACTTCATCAAAGAAATTACCAACTGCATTTATTGGCTTTCGAATTTCTTCAAGAGCCTTTGTTGCAGAGCCAACTCCTAATAATGATAAACCTTTCAAAAGTAACTGCATAGGTCCAGTAACAACATTCATGATTGTTTTTACTAGAAAACCAAAAATTTTAATTACATAGCCAACTCCCATGACTACGCCTTTCATTCCCTGAATAGTAATTTTTCGGAATGTTTCTGAACGATTCCACAGAACAACAAATATTGCTGCTAATGCAACCAAACCTGCTATGAAAAATCCAACTGGGTTTGCAAGAAATGCCACTTTTAACTTATTGAGTGCAAACGAGAATATTCCAGTTGCCGCTGCTGCTGAATAAGTATAAAAGGCATACGCTTGCATTACTGTGCGATAAGCAAGTTGAATAGCCATTGCAATTTTAAGTGTTGCAGAGAAAAGAATAATTGCTACTGTAAGTGCTCCAACTACAGTTGCAATTGCCTTAAATGCTTCTGCATTTTCTTTAATAAATGCAGTAGATGATTTGATAATCCCCGCTAACATATTTATAGATTCGGCAACAACTGCTAATGCAACATCAAAAACATCAATCATAACTGAAGAAATTTTCATAAATATTGGAAGAAGTGGCTTTAGGGAAGCAAAAAGATTAACAAAAGCAGCCCTAACCCGAGGAGAAGTTGCAACAAGAACTAACATCGCAGCAGCGAGTGGATTAATTGCTCCTACTAATTGACCGATGATTGGGACTTGAGCAAGAAGTGCCGTTCCAGCCTTGGCTGCAAAGAATGTTGTTAACGCTGCAAGAATAGGAAGAACCTTTTGAATCTGTGTTCCCATTTCGGAAACGCTAACACTAATTGGTTTCATATTTTTTACAAATTCAGTCATCTTAGTAATTGCTTCTGTTACTGGCGTAGCAAGATTTTGAAAAACCGCAGATAAAGCCTGAATTATTGGATAAAGCGCCCCACCTTCTCTCAAGGTTAGGCTAAATGATTTATACAATTCATAAGCAGCAAGGATTAATGGTCCAAAGGCATCAAGGAATGCTCCGCCTAATGCAACTTGAATATCATTTGTAATACGAGCAAAAGAACGCAATACTTTTCCAGCGTTTGTCATAGACATGGTGTAAACACCACTAATTCTTTTACCTTCTTCGAGAATTGCGTTAAGAACTGCTTGCTGTTTTTGTGCAGTTGTCATGGAGGCGGTAGAAATATTATTTTCTTTTGCGAAAACACGAACAGCCTGACTTACTGTTGTTTGAACTCCAGCGTTACGGAGCATCATTGAGTTTAGGTTTAATGTTGCATAGGTTAAACGCTCTGCGGTATCTGTTGAGTTAGCCTGAGAAATAACTGCAAGGTCTTGAGCAACACGTGCAACATTGGCTGCATCCGCAAGGTTTAAGTTATTTTTAGCAAACTTAATAGCGATTTCTTGCGCTGCTGCCATTTCGATGCCGTTACCACGAATAGCATCTGATGTTTCTTTCAAAGTTTTATAAGTAACTCCAGTTGTGGCTCCGACAACCTGCATTACAGTATCTAATTCTTGAACTTTGGCTGCTGCATTAAAAGATTTAACTCCAAGGGAAATTAACGCTGCTCCAGCAATTCCCGCTACAGCCCCAGCGGTTACCGCAAAACGATTTGCAGCATTACTCATAGCCTCAAAAGAATTAGAAATATCTTTAGAGGTATCTTCCGTTTTTCTTTTAACTGATTCTAATTCAGTTTCAACTGTTTTTAACTTCTTATTAAAGTCGGCAATATCGGCGCGGAACTTTGCTAAGATTTCAACTACTGTCTCTTGAGCCACGCCGATTCACCTACTTCTGTCTATTGGCTTGTTCTTGTTCCCAGGAACGAAGTCTTTCTAATGCTTCCCACTCAGATAACTCATTTGCTGAGATAGCACGATGGGAAGGACTGCCATAGAGAAGTTCCTCGACAGTCCTACCCAATCGTTCTGCTAACTCAAAGACAAATCTCCTGAAGGTATTTCTGAGGAGTCTTTTCCCAAGTCATCTGCTGACTCTTTTGTGAATCCAGATAGGCGCATACCTACCATGGCAACTCGGTCAAGCGCTGTTGCTGACTTGCTAAGTAAGATATCTCTGTCGGCTGGGACAAAGATTTGTTCTCCAGTCTCGGGGTCGAATGAAGTAGCAATAACAATTTCAGGATAAACGAACTGAAGGTTCATATCACCCTGCGATGCTGTTGCCATATCCATGATACGAGTACGCTCTGCGCCTGTCATACCACGAACTTCGATTTTTACATTCCATTCTGGGACTGTTACCAATTCCACTGGAATGTCTTGAACTGCTAGAACTAGGTCTCTTATGGACACGATATCTCCTTATGGTCTCTTAGGACACGATTGGGTTATTAAGTTTTTTAGTACGCACCGCGGGTGACGGCACCCGTGATTTGGAATGATGCTGTGAACGATACTATATCGCTAACTCCAGCAGAAGTCTCGTATGAAGTCATGATGCACTCACCTGTGTACTTTGTATAAGTAGAGGTTGAGCCTTCTGGACCATATTCGAACGATACGGTTGCATCCTGACCTAAAATTGCTGCTAGGTGAGTATCAACTGTTGAATCAAATGAACCGTCGATGCTAATTGTTCCATTTTTGAAACCGACAATATATGTGCGGTCTGATGAACCGAAACTTGTAGTTTCTAAAGTTTCTGCTTCACGTGGGAATGAAACTGAGTTGAGTGTATTACTGATATCTGTAAGTGTTCCCGCTGCGTTATCTACCTTGAATACAGCGGATTTACCGTGACGAAATGTAGGCATTTATTTATCTCCTTGAGAAAGCGATGCTGAATGTGATTGAACCTGTACCCGCTGCTGGAGTCACCAGTGCGCGAACATACCGATTTACCGTACCTGTGGTTGTGACTCGTTGTGAAGTAGAACCACCGATTGCGATTGTTGTGAATGTAATCAAGTCTACCCAAGTCGAATTATCGGTTGAGTGCTGAACCTTGGCTACTGTCGTTGAACTGCGTGTGTTTGCAGTAATGTGAAGATGACCAACTCCGCCTTGAGCGGAAGAGGCTGTTCCATCTACTGCTGTGCCAGTTGAGGTTGTAGTGATTGCGCTTAGAACTCCAAGCCAAACACCGTAGTCCAACCCCTCGTTAGCATTTGCGCCACCTGTAATAGCAACGACATCTGTAAGTGGGCTTGATACTTCATAGTTGGTCGATACTGCATTTAGCAATATAGCCCTACGACCAAAAGCAGCACCGTCATTTGATACAGACATAACGGTATTTGTTGAACTTCCTAGTGCGTCTGAAAGAATCTTGTCAATTCCATCTTCAGTTGCTCCGACTGTTACTCCAACAGTTGTTCCATCAAAAAGACCTTCGAAAGAAACTGTTCCATCTGTGTGACCTGAAATAAATGAACGGTCATTTGAGCCAAAAGTTGTTGTCTCTGGTGTCTCAATTCCATTTGCAGAACTTACGCTGTTGAGATATGGACTCAGGTTGTATTGACTGGCGAGAACGGTTGTCTGTTTACCGTGGCGGAATGTAGGCATTATTTCTCCTCAACTGGGCGCTGGAAAGGTGTTCCATCTTGAACGAATCCATCTTTGTCACCATCAATAGCATCTGCTTTGAAACCAACTGGAGCCTCAATAACTGGCTCTTCAACTACAGGGGCTTCAACTACAGGCTCGGCAACTGTCTCTTCAACTTTAGCCTTTGGTGATTTACTTGCATCTTCAATATAACCATCTGCAAGCAACCAC